CCACCTTCTGAAAATACGTCAGGATGAACGTATTGGCCGCCCAGGACATGAACCGCCGCACGGCAAACCACCTGTCCTTCGGGTCCGTGACGCCCGGATAGCAGGCAGTATTGTTGCCCCACAGCCGGTAGCCGTTGATGTTCAGGAAGGTTGCCACACCATAGCTGTTGATGGTGTTGGCCTGGTCCTGATCCAGCAGAACTTCCGTCCCATCCTCCAGGCAAGCCGCGCTGATGGCGAGCGTCTTGTTGCTGGGGGACCAGTTTGGAATGTCGCCGTGCTGGGCGTCGGTGTAGGAGGTCAGAGCGCCCGCCAGCGTGGACCCGCTGTAGATCACGTCGCCCACCTTGGCATAGGGCCATACGGCGTAGGCGTTGGCGCTTGTGACGGCCTGCTTCTCCTTCTGCGTCTTCACGTCGGAATACTTCGTGACGCCGCTCTCTTTGGAGCTGTCGATGTCCACGATGCACACCGCCCGGAACACGCTGTTGATCTCCGTGGTTTTCGCCTGCAAAGCCGCCGCCACAATGGCGTGCTTGCTGTAGCGCGGGGCCATAAGGATGCCCGGCGTCATGGCGAACTTGGGATAGACCTGCCGGACGATTTCAAGGCCCGTCTCATTGCCGGTGGCAACGTCCACGCCGCCCACGATGTCGGCGGGCGTGACCATCGAAGCGTCCAGCTTCTTCCCGGTCACAGTCAGATTGGCCGCGCCGTCTCCCGCTCCGCCGTCGATCAGGGCGATATTCAGCGTGCCGTCGTTGTTGAAAGCCGTGGTGTAGTCCACGTCCCGCTCCAGTGCCGTTTCGCCGTTCTTGACCTCCAGCTTGTCCAGCAGCACACCGCTCTCCTTCACCACGGCCATGCCATCCTCGACGGCCACGGTCACCTCGGCGATGTCGCCGCTGTGCTTGGCCGGGTCCAGCACATTGACCAGGATAAGCGGACTTGTGTTGATAACGGTAAAATTGGCGCTGATGCTCTCACACAGGGTATAGTGCTGGAAGTCGGGGACATACCCCACTGCCGCCACGGCCTCCGCATAGCTGTATACCAACTGCGGCTTATTGACCGCCGCCGCCGGGTCCTCCAGCATATTGACCGGCGCAGTTCCGAAGATTACCTGCAAACCGGCGGTTCCCTCTACCGGCGCAATCAGGCTGGTTTCCTGCTCGCCCACATATACGCCGTGCTTATAGCTGCTTGCCATGTGTCAAACTCCTCCTTTGCGTTCTTCTGGGCATGAAAAAGAGGCGGGTCCTCCGCCTCCTACAGTTCCGCCCGAACCTTGTTGAAAAGAATGAATTCCGCCGTGCCGCGCGTCTCCAGCTTGATCCTGACCTGCGCGAACCGCTCCACGGAGACCAGCAGCCCTTTCGCCGCCGGATGCTCCGTGATAAACTGCTTCACCACGTCGGGGATGCCGCCGTTATACACAGTGTACTGCCGGGCCACGCCGCGCACGCTGGGGCCGCAGTACACGCAGGGGTCCGGGAGCTTGGAGAGGAACGTCTTGATCTGTGCCTCCTGCTTCCGGGCCTTTTCCGCCGCCTCGGTTTCCGTCGCCGGGTCTCCGGGCGTCTCGGACTGCTCCTCTTGGGCCGCCGGAGTGGTCTGCTCCTCCACGGTCTCCACCGTGTTCTTCTTTGTTCTCGCGCTCATACTAAAGCCTCCTGTTCCATGTCTTGTGTCAATGCCGGGGCGGTACAGCTCAATGTAACCGCCCCGAAGTAGTAAGGGGGCGTCGCGTCCTGCTGCAACGCCCATGTAATTGGTTTTAAGACGGTGAACACGCCGCCGAAGTAGGGTCTGGAACAAATACGCTGGATAATATCTTCCTTAATGTTTGTCACATCCTGAAAGCCCTCCCGGTCCGTCCCCTTGTCGTAGGCGCAGATAACCAGGCTGAAATCCACCACCTGCGGGCTGTCGTCGTCCAGGATAGCGCCCTCGCTCATTTCTACCACGATATACGGTGCCGCCGCCTCGTCCGTGTCCGCCCTCCGGTCCCGCTGCCGTTTGGGAATCGGGAGATTTTGCTTGAAGATATTCAGCGCCTTGCGTCCCTCCTGCCCGATGAATTTCTTTCCCTCGAACAGTTCTTCCAGCATTTCCACAAGGGCGTCCTGGCAGAGCTGGGGGGTTCCTCCGACACCGGCGCGTCTCACTTCCCTTGCATAGTTTCGCTGCATTGCGCTCCCTCCTTATTTCGCCGCCGCGATCACCTGCTGGATGCGCTGCTCCACAAACCGCTCCAAATTCTCCGCCGCCGTGGTGTCAACGCCCCTTTGCCATACCGCCCGCTGCTGGGAGGACGCGCCAATCCGGTTCACGTCATACGCCTTTTCCACGTTCCCGGCCCGGTTTCTCCACCGGGGCTTTCCGGTCTTGGTCGTGGTGCTGCTGGAGGAGGAACCTAAAATCCGGTGGGCAAACATTAGGTGATCGTTTTTCGCGTTCTTAACTCGGATCAAAAAGCCCTTACTCTCTCCCCTGGTCTCTGTCAGTTCCTCCATCGGTCCGCCTTTCAGCGTCCGCACCCGCTGGAACGCCGGGCCGTGTAGCGCGGCGCTGCCCATGCGGGGAACCGTCGGAGAGTGCTGGAAGTAGGAGGCGTTCAGGGTAAGCCCCTCGTCGCCCTGCCGAAGCTCCGCTTCCAGGCTGGTGTTTGTGGCGCTCTTCCGCAGTTTCAGCAGGCGCAGGCGGGCCTTGCCTCTCACGGTCAAGGCATATCGCTTTTCTGCCTCCCCGATCAAATCCTTCCGGGCCTGCCTCGCCGTCCGGTTGATCGCAACCTTCAGCACAGCGGGGGCCTTGCGGTGCAGGCTTCCCAAAGCCCGCTCCACACCGGTATCGTCTATCGTCAGGAGCATTTGCCCGGCGTCGTATGTAACCCTGCCCATTACCCTTGCCTCGTCCTTTCCAGGATCATGCGGTAAACGCCGCCCTCGTCTTCGCAGCTCTTGATCTCAAATAGCCGCTCGTCCTTGGTGTCTTCGTCAATCGCCACAATGCTTCCCACTTGCGGCATATTGCCGTAGTCTTCCACGCGGATATATAAAATGCTGTAGGCGGTGTAGAGGCCGGTGTCAAAGTTCTGCTTTGCACCGGCCTCCCAGTGGGCGGAGTGTTCCCGCATATCGAAGTCTTCCAGGATAATCAAGGCCTCCTCGCCGTCCACCGTATGCTTCTCGGCGTGTTCGCTCTCGTTGAAGAAAGCCAGGCCAATGTCTGCCGCCGCGCAATCCTTGAATGTTGGGCGCTCCCATTCCACCGGCGGCGTTCCTCCAAAATCCTGTTCCAGATCGAAAAGAGGCATAGGGATTACCCCAGGACCTTCTTTGCCGCGCACCAGGGGTTCTTGCGTTTGGGGACCATCAGGGGGCTTGCCGCAACCTGCGTCTCCTTGGTCTGCGCTTTCAGATCAAACAGGTGCCGGGGGACCCGCTTGCCCGCGTAAGTGTGATACTCCCCATCCGGCTCCATTTGCGTGACCGCACCGTAGAGGCCCTTGCCGCAGGCGGGGGCGGTGATAATGGCGCTTCCGCCCTCCAGATATTCCACATCCTTTCCGCCCTCGTCCTCGTAGGTCCCTTCGCAGATCAGGATGTCCAGGACGCGGCCCTTGAAGTTGAACGCGCCCAAATGGGTCACATACTCGGTCAGTTCCGTCGGTGCAATGCGGCCCATCTCCACCCGCCGGTTATCCAGCATACGGATTACCCACGGGTCTTCCATGAGGAAGCTGCCCACATCCCCGCTCACCAGCAGATCGGTCGCAGGGCGGCCCTTCCGTTTCAGAAAGGCCACCATCTGATAGATGTCCTCGTACCAGTTGCCGACAACGACATTTCCCTTGGTGTCAATAGTGCTGTGCTTCCACGCGGCTGCGGGCTTGAACTCCGCAGGGTTGGCCTTCTCGTCGTAAAAGTAGCACGGCACATCCTCGTACACGTCCTTCTGGTCAGTCTCGTGGCGCATGGTAATCCCGTTGTTGAGCATGGTCTGGCAGGCCATAAACTCCTCCGTCCGGCTGATCCGGGCGGACAGCTCCGCCATATCCCGAATCTGCATCTGCCGCGCCCGTTCCTCCGGCGTCATGCCGCTCATGAGGCTTTCCCCGAATCCACGCTTTTTGAGCTGATCCAGTGTCAGGGGCATAGACAGGCCGATGTAGGCAGGCTCCAGCTCGAAGGTGCTGAATCCCTCGCGGCCAACGGGCAGGCTCCCGATCCGGGGCATGACAAAGGGGGCCTTCTTACGGCTGCCCTCCCGGTAGTCCGCAAGGACCT